GGGGGGGGACCCTACAAACCCCCTTATTTCCCCATCTCCACGCACTCCATACACATGCACCGCCACGCAACACATAAAACTGCACAATACCGGCACCACATTTTTGTGCACTCCTACAAACCCAATAAAGCTGCTAAATAGTGCTTGACTTTTAGTCTCTCGTGTGCTATCATATAATCATAGGGAGGGGAAACAAGCCCCGACCTACTGAACCTACAAACCAAATAGAAAAGAAAGGAAGTAAAACCATGAAAAACATCACCAGAGGTATCACCTGCTACAGCTACAATTTCGGCGTCATCGAGGGAACCACGATTAAGAACGTGGCAACAATGGAATCTTACAACAAGTTCGGGGAACGTGAGATTAAACGCCGTTGTAAGGACTGTGGGGAAAACGTCATCATGTATTCAGTCGAAGAAACAACTCACCTTTACTCTATGCCCCTCTCAACCTTCCTAGAGCACGCCCAACGCATCGAATCAACCGACACGAAAGAGGAGGGCTAAAATGATGTTCTGGATGATTACAGCCGAAAAAGACGGCGAAATAAAGCGCTTCTGCGGTATCGGTGAGTACACCTATCAGTTAACCATAAAGAAAGTCGAAGAAAAAGGCGCAAAAACCATATTCACAAGGAAGGCGGTCGTATAATGAAAATCATGGGCTTCATTCACGTCACCTACGAAATTGACGGCGTCCAGGACACTGCATTTATCCTGTTCGAGAAAGCAGCCGAGTTTTTCACCTACATCGGCAAACTCTCTGGAAAGATTCTGAAAGTGGAGGTACTGTAAAATGACCAAAAGATGGGTAGTATCCGGCACCCTTGAAACCTGTTTCCTTGCAATTAACTTCTTCGGTATGTTAAATCGCCCGTTTAACCTCTCCCGCACAAACGGCAAATGGGATCTCTTCATCTTACTACCGTAAAGCTCACGCCCTCCGTCCAACCGGCGGAGGGCACTTTTACACCATACCCTTGTTAAAAATTTAACAGAAATGTTTCACAACAAGATGTTTCACAAACTAGAACATTTGTTCGCAGTCGCTACGCCCGTCCATCACCTCCCACCACCTTGCACCACCTTGCATCATTACACCCGCACACCCGGTTAGCGTAAGCTAACTTTACTTTACACCAATCCATGAAAAAATCACATTGTTTTGTTCATACCTACTTCACATTTAAGTCGTACACTAAAGATGGCCCCGGAATACGCCAACCGACACGGAAAGGAGCAAACCCACATGACAACAGTACAAGCGCAAATCTCATTAAACGAAGCATGCATCAAGGCAATGGCATACAACCCGCACTTAGAAATCAGTCCCGAACATGATGCATTTGACGCAGTTCTCAATATGATAACGGGGTACAGCAAAATTCAAGTGGTTCATAGCTTCATGGAGGGAAGAGGCATTACCCTATCTAACATACTTTCCCATATACAGCTCGCAAAGATGTTCCTAATTGGAGACATACAAGGCAGTATTTTGAACGAAGCTACGACACACTACGCTATAGCACTAAAGGAGGAGTGGCCCAATGAACTACAACCCCTTTAAATCCGATGAATCCATCGGCTATTTTAAAGCCGCCTACAACTTTATCACCTACGGCCTCAAAGCCGCCGACACTCCCCAGATGATAGCCTCCTCCTGCCGCAATAACGAAGTCCAAGAAGCCGGGTATAATGCCGCAATCGCAGAAATAGTGCTAAACCGTAAAGCAATTGATAGCTATATAGAGCGCCGTAAAATCGAAGCCTATACAGCAAAGATTAAGGAAGGAGAAACTGAAAATGGTTAACTATACTATCCACCCGGAAAAAGGCTGGAGCAGTCATTAAAAAGATTACAGATGCAGGAATCCCATTTATCGTCCGTACACTCGTATTTGTCAGCGTAAGCGAAGAGAACGAAAAAGCCGTTGACCGCATCACGGGCGAATGTGGCCTTATTGAGAGCGGCCTCATTTAAGCCTCCCAGCGGGTCGAGGCAAAACGGCCCGCTTCCACGGGGATTCCCCGAAAGTGCAACAAAACAAAATTTATTGTAAAGGATGTGAAACTCCCTCTCTGATATTGGTTGAAACGGTGTAATAAAACTCTGCTGTTGCGCCGAAGGGAAAACCCGCGATTCTAAATCTAAAGAAAGTCAAGAACTTGAACAGGAGGAAAGAACATGGCAAAGTATGTAATCCGCACAGTCGAAACCTATGAGTATCAGTTCGGCAAGCTCAAGAACGAGAACGGCGTCACCACCATTGAGCACGTTGCGTCCGTAGCCGCCAACAAGAAGTTGGGAGAGCGAGCCATCAAGGCTGCCCTTAAGCAGACCGGCGCAGACGTAAACTACCGCGTTGACACCGTCCCCCACAAGTACGCCCTCTCCGTAGAGACCTTTATGGAGCTCGCCGAAGAAATCCCCATGGAAACCAAAGATGCTGAGTAATTTTAAGGAGGAATAGAAAATGAACAATAACACCGCTATGGCCGCATTCACCGGTACTGAATCCGCTGACATGTTCGTCTCTTTTGACGCCAACTCTACCGAAGAGAAGATTAAGCTGTACAACGCCATCAACTCCCCCGATACCCGTATTGCGGATATGGTGAACAAGCCCATCCTGATGACCGATGTCATCATGGTCAAGTGCAAAATCAACGAGCGGAGCACCGGCCTTGAGCGAGACGCCGTCCGGGTCATTATCATGGACGACAACGGCGAGACTTACACCGCCACCTCTTCCGGTATCGCTAATAGCATCCGCAATATTTTCAACATTTTCGGCACCCTGCACTTCCCCGAAGGTCTGAAAGTGACTATCGAGCAGATTCGCACGAGCAACGGTAACACCCTTACTATGAAGCTCGCCTAAAATACCGCCCCGTTATTCAATCTAAAGAGGGCCGGGCTCGCCCGGCCCTCTTCCACATAGGAGGTGAAACAATGCCCACACGCACAGTCACCGAAAACATGTCAAGAATCATGACAGAAGGTGCTTGTTATATTGAGTCCAAATTTCGTGTACCCTGCGAAATCGACCCGGAAACGGCGCAAGTTCTCGCGCAAATCGCAACTTTTGGAAGGGGCGTTAATGTATGGCACAGAGGAAGGGAAGTTCATCAGAATCAGTTGAAGCTAAAGCTAAGTATAATCCAGGAAAGCAACAAATAGAGCAGTTAAAAAGAGAGATACGAAACTACAACCACCGTTTGCAAAGGGCAATAAAGATAACCCCTAGTGAGCTTAGAGACGTGCTTCCGCCTAAACTGTCATACTCAGAAGAGGTAAAGAAAATCAAATCTGCAAAAGGCTTCAAGCGCAGAATAAAGACGCTCAAATCATTCACCGCTGAGGGCCTAGAAATCACAGCTGTAGACGGACGCCTCATAACAAAAGCGCAACTAGAGCTTACAAAAGCCGCAGTAGCAGAGGAAAACAGACAAAGACGCCAACGTCTAGCCAGACAGCGGGCAAAGCAAGAGCAACTAGGACGCTTCCCAACGTCTCAAACCTACGGCACACGTCAACTAGAGCTAGAGAAAGTTCTAAAAAGCGCGCAGGCCGACCAACTAACAGCCGCTTACCTAGAGCCAGAAGAAGGAAATCCACTCACAGAGGCATACCGCCAGAATTATATTCGCCATGTCTACGAAGCACTAACACTATGGGAAATGTCGTACGGTGTAGACGATGAAATCAGGAATACTGCTATGGAGCTAATAGGGTTAGTAGCAGAACTACCTAAAGAAGTGATTGATGCATCCATAGGCATACCGGAAACAAGTATCACCATGATATCAGACCGTGAAGTATTTTTATCTAACATAGAATATATCTTGATGATATGGAAATCCTTATTATGATATGGCTATTTATGCGGCTGATTTTGAAACGACAACAAACCCCGAAGACTGCCGGGTCTGGGCATGGTGCATCTGTGACATATACGACATTGATAATACCCTGACATATGGCAACACAATAGAAAGCTTCATAGAGTGGCTGATGAAAATCCATGGCAAAGTCTACTTCCACAACCTAAAATTTGACGGCACCTTTATCCTAGATTACCTATTAAAGCATAATTACACATGGTTTGACAAGCGCAAATTATCCCCGGGTGAATTCAACACCCTAATCTCAGACATGCGCCAATGGTATCAAATTCGACTAGTCCCGCGCCGTCCTTCCGGGCTCGATGATGAAGTGCAAATAATCGATTCCTTAAAAATCCTCCCTATGCCTATCTCAGAAATGCCTAAAAGTTTCGGCATAGAAGAAAAGAAGCTAGAATTAGACTATAAAGCAGACAGAGAAATAGGGCACGAGCTGACAGAGTACGAAAAGGATTATATAGCGCACGATGTAATTATCTTAGCAAAAGCGTTAAAATTCATGTACGACCACAACCAGACAAAATTAACAACTGGAGCAAACGCACTATCTGACTTCATAATCCGATACGGTAAACAGGAGTATAAAAACAACTTTCCAGAGCTAGACCCGCACACATTCCAAGACTTTAAACGAGCATACAAGGGTGGCTTTACATTCCTAAATCCAGCATACAAGGACAAATTCGTAAAAGAGGGTGCTGTATTCGACGTAAATTCCATGTATCCATGGGCGATGAAAAATTGCTTACTTCCTTACGGCGAACCCGTTTACTTTCCAGAACGCTACCAAAACAACCCAATCTATCCACTATACATTCAGTGCATGCTATGCGAATTTAAATTGAAGCCAAACCACTACCCATGCATCCAAATTAAAGGGCATTTCATGTATCACGATACAGAATACTTAACTGAATCCGTAGAGCCGACCTATTTATACCTAACCTCAGTAGACGAAAAATTAGTATTCGACCACTATGACGTAAACGTAATCGAATGGTGTGGCGGCTACATGCTAAAAGGCACGCATGGCATATTTAACGATTACATAGACTACTGGTATAACGAAAAGACCGAAGCACGCATAGAAGGAAACCCTGGCAGAGAGCGCATAGCAAAGCTAATGCTAAACTCACTTTACGGGAAATTTGGAGCGAAGCAGAGGGGAAAGTCATGTATCCCATGTTTAAAAGACGACAATAAACTAGGCTTCTATCTATCCGAAGAAGAACAGCGGAAAGGAGGCTACATCCCAATAGCGTGTTTTATAACCGCCTATTGTCGTGATAAAATAATAAGGGGCGCACAAATATGCGGAGACCGCTTCATCTACGCCGATACAGATAGTCTCCACATAGCAGGCACAGAACCGCCTCCCGGGCTATGGGTAGATAATAAAGCCCTAGGAGCTTTCAAACTTGAAGAGACCTTTATAAGAGCAAAATTTATCCGTCAGAAAACATATCTTGAAGTAGTGCTAGGAAAGAACTATGAAGAGCAAATAAACATAAAATGCGCAGGTATGCCTAAGAACGTAAAGGCAACCATCACAGAGGGCCAATTCCACGAAGGCGCAGTATTCGATGGAAAACTACTCCCAAAGATAGTCCCTGGAGGCGTAATATTGAGGGAAACGACTTTTGAAATCAAAAAAGCAAAAAGTGTTGACAAATACAACACTTAGGTGTATAATATGTAAGAGGGGTTCTAGTCTTTCCTAGTGTCCCCGGACGGGGCACCGGGGTGAAGAGCCTTCCCGTTCGGGAAATGGCGGTGGTGTGCTGACACGGTGGAGGGTCTAGGAACCCCTCTTTTATAGGAGCATTAAAATGAGTAACGACAAACAAACAAAAGATACGTCAATGTATTACAACCCTGATGATACATTGTCAAGAAACCGATTATTTAATTTCGTAGTCGGGCCGCGTGGAGCAGGTAAGACATACGGCGCAAAAAAGAGGGCAATTAAAAACTTCCTTGATAAGGGAGAGCAATTTGTGTACTTGCGCCGCTACGATACTGAAATGCCGCAATCTCAAATGCGAAATTTCTTTGATGATATCATGGAAGAATTTCCCGACCACGAATTTAAGGCTGATAGAGGCTTATTCAGAATAGATAAAGAAATAGCGGGGTGGTATTTCCCTCTTTCTAAAGCCGTCATGTTAAAGTCTGTCCCATTCCCGCACGTTTCATTGATTATCTTTGACGAATTCATAATTGGAGCCGGTGCCTATCGATACTTACAAAATGAAGTAGTCACCTTCTTAGAAGCTTACTCAACAATATCTAGAGACAGAGACATACCTGTCTTATTCTTGAGTAACGCCGTAACTTTTGCGAACCCCTATTTCTTATATTTTAACATAACGCTAGAAAAAGGACAGAAACGAAAACTAAAGAAAGATATTCAACTAGAGTTAGTATCTAACCCGGCATACATAAGCCACGCAAAACAAACCCGTTTCGGTAAATTGGTAGAAGGGACTGAATACGGCTCCTACGCAATGGACAATGAATTCCTTCTGGACACAGAATCGTTTATTGAGCAGATGGAAACCTCTTGTTTCTACGTGACCACTCTTTTAATAGACGGCTTCAAAGTAGGCGTATACAGGGACATGAATTCCGGCATCTTCTACCTATCGGAAAAAATAGACGAGACACGCAAAATCAATATATCACTGTCTATTACAGACCACAACAACACAACCATACTAGCTACAAGAAACAACATAATTATAAAAGGAATAATGGATGCTTTCTCTAGTGGTATGCTACGATTTGAAACACAAAAAGTCAAAAATCTAACATGGCCCATCCTGAGAAAGCTGTTATAAGAAATAGGAGGTTTAAAATGGCAACCGACAATCCCACCAATGATTCCCGCTATGAATTCACGCAAGATTCCTTCCGTCAGTTCTCAGAGGATATTATCGCCGCAGGAGGCGACCAGGCCACACTAACCACTATTTTATCTCAGATGCAAGGCGTAATTGTTGACAATATCGGCGTTCTTCAGAAAACCCAGCAAACCGCCGATTCTGTAGCAAAAGAAAACGAGCGTCTGAAAAGTGCAAACATGGACCTGTTTCTCAGGATTGGCACTCAGGCTGAGGCCATCGAGCGCAATAAACCTGAGAATGTACCGGCTGACCCTGTCGGAGTGGATGACTACCTGAAAAATTTATTCAAGGAGGATAACTAAAATGGCAACTGCCAAGACCACCAACGTTGCATCTCCTGAGATGCTGAACGCTATCCGCGCGGACGCTTCTGCGGCCTATCAGAACGCCGTCCCGAAGGCAACGCCTTCCAACCTGTCTGACGTAGCAAATCCCATTCTTGCCTATGATGCTATGGCCAACGAGTTTCTGAGTGCGCTCGTGAACAAGATTGTTGCTACCCTGCTTTATCGCAAGATGTGGGACAACCCGCTCTCCGTTCTCCGCAAAAATGCTGAACCTCTGGGCGTAGACGTTGAGGAGCTTCACGTCAACCCCGCTGAGGGCCAGGCATATGACGGCACCGAAACCGGGATGCAGGCAATTCTGAAAATGACTAAACCCGACGTTGCCGCAACATGGTATCGCCTGAACCGTCAGGACAAGTACCCGGTTACCATCAATAACGAACAGTTGACAAACGCGTTCACTAGCTGGGGAGCCCTTGAGTCTCTGATTCAGGGCATTGTAGACAGCCTGTATAACGCTAACACCATTGACGAATTTAAGTACACAAAAGAGCTCGTCACTAGCGCTATTACAGACAACAAGCTCCAGACCGTGACCGCCGTTTTGCCCACTAACGAGGCCACCGGAAAGCAATTCCAGGTCGCCCTACGCAATCTGTCCATGCTGTTCACCTTCCCTTCTAGCAAGTACAACAATTACAAGCTTATGGGTGGCACCGGAAACGCTCGTACTACATGGTCGCCCATCGAAGACCAACTCATTATCATTCGTGCAGACGTTGCCGCCAACGTTGGAGTGGAAGTTCTGTCCGCCGCCTTTAACATTTCTTACGCGGATTATCTGGCGCGTCAGATTATCGTTGATGAACTGGGCACCGATGGAAAGACGCTGGCCGTTCTGTGCGATACCAAGGCATTCCAGATTCGCGAAAAGCTCCGCCGTTTCACTACCTTCTACAACGGCTCCGCTATGAACTGGAATTACTGGCTTCACGCATGGGATACCTTCTCCCTGTCTCCCTTCCACAACTGCGTTGCTCTGCGGACTGCGTAAGTATTCTGTACCGGGGCCCTACGGGGCCCCCGGCCTAGAAAGAAGGTGAAAATATGGCTCTGTGGAGGCCAGAAACAACAATTTACCTCTGCGCAGGGACAGGAATTGACGACTATAACAAACCTTACTTTGAATCTAACGGAGCTATGCAAGCATGGCTCATGGGAAAGCTGAAAGCGTCATTCACGCAATATTCCTATCAACGAGCTGACGAGAGGCAATATTGTAAGGTAGAATATAATTACAACGACGCCCTGAGCTGTGACGTAATTATGTGGCAGAACGCTGGCACCGGCCCCCGTTGGATTATTGCTAGAATAACCGGGATTGAGTGGGTCAACCCGAACACCACCGCAATCTATTTTGAAGTAGATGCATTTTGCACATACTGCGGAGACATAAATTGGGCTACTTCCTATTCGCTCGTTGAGCGTGAACATGTAACAAACGATTGGAACGGCGGAGTGCCCAACTTTAAAAACGTCGGCCTACCGGAAAGTTTCGGAGGGACCCCTGACCAAGTCACCTATGACCAAATCAAGGCATACCAACCGGACACCTATGTGCTATTTACTCCGTATGACGCCGCAGGGAATCCCAATTTTAACGCGGGTACTAAAAATGGTGTTTATGACGGCCTTACAATGATGCGATTTAATTCCGCGGGTGAGGTAAACCAATATTTACAAGCCGTAGCTGAATCTTCAAAGGGCGACATTAACAACATTATTGGCGTGTTTTCCGTTCCGTCCGACTTCCTATCGGAGCTGTCAGAAGCCATTGAAACCATCCCTCCGTGGGTTGGCGGAGAAGTAGGCTCAATGGACGTACTCAATAACGCCAAGTGCTACACCTCCCAATTTTGTGTTGCACAAGTTGAGGGCCTAAATTGTCAGACCGTAACGTACAAACCTGAGCTAATGAGCGGAACCCAATCTAGCTTCAATTTCCATATTTACGGGAGATTCATTGGAGCAGGTGGAGGCATTATAGCAACACCAGACGCATACGATTACACTGGAAACCCCGGTGAGTACGGGTGCGCTATCCTAGACTTTCCACAGTCTGCGTGGGTCGGCAATGCGTTCGCCCAGTACGTTACAGCAAATAAAGTGAACCTAGTTGGAGACGCAATAAAGAACACCGCCCAAGCAACAATCGGAATCGGCCTTTTGGCTACAGGTGTAGGAGCCGCCGCTGGTGCTGGCCTCTTAGCTCAAGCCGCTGGCGGATTCATGGGACAGGCTAACCAAATCGTACAAGCACAAAAAGGCTCCGCAACAGTAAACGGCACGACCGGGGGCAACCCAATACTATCCGCCGCTATCGCACAATACGGATTTAAATTCCGATGGTATATGTGCAATGAATCTATAATGAAATCAGTTGACGCATTTTTCGACCGTTTCGGCTATCGTGTGTCTCGCCTAAAAATTCCCGAGCGAAATTCCCGCCCATTCTGGAATTACGTAAAAACTTCCGAAGGGCACGTATCCGGTAATATTCCAGCCATGTATCGCACACAAATCGAGAACATGCTTAACAGCGGAGTTACCTTCTGGAATGTGGGTGCCCGTGCAATAGGCGACTTCTCTAACCCGGCTGGAAATAAGGCTTAGGAGGTGCACCAATGGAATGGACAAGTATAGTTGTTGCTCTTCTGTCCCTTCTGGGAACACTAGTTGGCACATACGCAGGAATCGTTTCAGCTAGCAAGGTAACAGAGTGGAGAATCCGCCAATTGGAAAGCAAAATAAGCTCACTAGAGACAAAAGTAGATAAGCTAACACAACAAGTAAATTTAATACAGGGCAGAATGGAGGCGCTACACAGTGATTGATACTCTAATTATAATTTCCATTATGCTAATCATTGCATCCATATATGGGCTACTGCTACCGATATTTGAAAACATATGTCATAGATTCTTCCCAAACAATAAGGCTATAAAAATAATCTATTACACATTAAATCTAATCGGCGCGATTATTGCATTCGCAATCATTTACGGCTCAGTGAGAATTATTCTTATGGTTCTATAGCGGAGGTGCAAAATGGATAAGTTTCTCAATCGTCTGGCCGCACTAATTTCCGTTAAGTCTATTGTAACAATCTGCCTAACAGGGACATTCTGCTATCTAGTCACAAAATCGTCTGTCCCGCAAGACTTCACCACCGTCTACTCAGTCGTTATCGCGTTCTATTTTGGTGTTCAGTCTCAAATCTCCAAAATCAACGACCTCCAAAATGAGATATCAACCCTTAAGGAGGACAGGTCAAAATGAACCTAATTCGTAACTATCTTACTAAAAACGACTGCTACAAAGCAGGTAAGCCTCTCAATATTAAAGGTATCATGGTTCACAGCACCGGGGCGAACAATCCAAACCTACGCCGCTACGTCCAGCCCGATAAAGATGGTATTGGGGTAAACCAAAACGCCAACGATTGGAATCGCCCGGGAGTTGCCGTCTGTGTACACGCCTTTATTGGAAAACTTGAAGACGGCTCTATTGCTGCCGTCCAGACCCTTCCATGGAATATGCGAGCGTGGCACGCCGGCTCAGGCCGGTGGGGCTCCGCAAACAATTCCTACATTTCCTTTGAAATCTGCGAAGATGACCTCACAGACCCCGACTATTTCAAAGCCGTCTACACCGAAGCCGTAGAACTCTGTGCATACCTTTGCCGACTCTACCGTCTAGACCCTCTGAAAGAGGACGTTATCTTGTGCCACTCTGAGGGCTTCTCAGTTGGTATCGCCTCAAACCACGCCGATGTAATGCACTGGTTTCCACTCCACAACAAAACCATGGACGATTTTAGAACAGATGTGCAAGCTATCCTAACCTCTCCCGGCGGTGCCTCCCCCGAAGAAATCATGAGAGACTACAGAAAAACCCTGCAAGACAACGATGCAGAATCCTGGTCCCAAGAGGCCCGTGATTGGGCAATCAGAAATAACCTAATTTCCGGGTATGAAGGAAACTACATGTGGCAGGACCTATGCAACCGTGAACAACTCGTTACCATCCTCAAAGCCTACAATGACAAACTCTCGCAGCCTCTCCCCTAGTCAAGCCTAGTACAGCCTAGTCCTGCACAGCCCTGCACAGCCCAGCCCAGAACAGCGCAAATACTGAACTGACCAGGACAGGCCAGGACAGGACAGGACAGAATTGGACTGGTTTGGAGGTGACGTGACGAGTGGGTAGAAGACAGGATAAGAGCAGAGGTTTTTGCGGGAATAGGTACAGCAGGATATTGGGGTGGATTGTAGTTCTGTTTCTTGCGTGTTTGCTGGGTGGAGGTTTTTATCTGGCATTATTGAGCATCAGATATCAGTACACTGGAGCGCTTGCGTGTTGGACTATATGTGCTACACCCATAGGGACTGCTGTAACTATTGTGCTAGGAAAGACCATCGATAAAGAGATTAAGAACGTGACCGGGCCTAGCGGAGAGGGTATGGACTATACTAAAGAGACTAGCAAAGGATATAATGTTGATTCTGCGCCAGTATAGGAGGTGAAAAGATGGATGGTTTTATTGGTATGAATTTGCCGGGTATGGTGTTCCCGTGTAATACGGATATCAGCCCGAAGGTGCTGAACCATCAGCAGACCGTGGAAATTTATAACCGATTCGTGAATATGGCGTTAAGTCGGTTTAAATGGAGTGGATTGCCTGAGAGCTGTAACGAAAGGGCGCTTGAATTGACGTTGCTGTTCTATGGTTGCGCGGTGTTTGCTGATGACCCTGAGCTCGGATTTATCCATACGCCGGTAAATCTACCCGGCCCGTTCAATATCTATTATGAAAGTGTGGTTAGACATGCATATTCCTATCAGTATAACCGCAATTTCACTATTGATGATAGTGTGTTGATTAGGGCTAATAAGACCATGACGCCGGATTATCTGATTATCTGGACTTATGCCCCGAAGATTGCTAATAGTATGCGGAGCATTGACGTGCATACTGAGACAATTAAGAGACCGTTTGCAATCATGTGTGACGAGAAGGATAAACAGAGCGCAATCACGACGGCCAAGAAAATTTCCGAAAACGAGATTGCTATTTTCGGTAACAAGTTCGGAGACCCTAAGAGCGTGCAGGTAATGAATTTCGGTGTAACCTGTGTGCTCAATGAGATGTGGGCTAATGTCAGGAATTACATGCAACAGCTTTGCACGGGGTTGGGCATTGATTCTCTGACGAGTGATAAGAAAGAAAGGCTCATTTCTGCTGAGGGCCAGGGACAGCGTAACCCTACGCGACACATTATCGAAAGTGAACTGTGGTGCAGGGAGCAAGCTTGTAAGGAAATTAACGAAAAATGGGGCCTGAATGTGAGCGTCGAAATGAACGCCGTGGAGGACTTCATGGAAGAGTACATTGAGATGGACAAGGGATATCAGGAGGGAGGCGTTGAGGGTGTATCAGGCGATACGGACTCCTCAGATGTTTCCTGAACTGGGACAGCTAGTTTGTGGTGGGTATGACGTGTTCAATGATTGGTGGAGCACGTTTATTCCCGAACACAAAAAGGCGCTGGAAGAGAAGATTGTAAGATACTATTGGTTCAATCAGATTGGAGCAGAGACCCCGGACAGGTTTAAGCGCTTCCTTAACGCTGAGTTGATGCGTGTAATGCCTTATTACAATCAGCTGTATGAGAGTGAACTTATTAAGTTTAACCCTATGCTCAATCAGTTGGTGAAGCGGAATGGTAGGAATGTGGAGAATCTGCTACGTGTGGCTAACTCCGATGAAACTACGGCGGGTAAGATTCTTAGGGATTTTGTGAATAGTCACAAGGATGATGAATTTACAAAGGGGAATCTTACCGGGGCCTACGACAGCACAGAAGACCATACGGCTAATACAGATTATACTAAAGACGGAACGAAAACGAGCAAAGAGGTTGTGGACGAGGACGTTGTTGGTACAAAGGATTCTACTACGAACGTTGTGGAGGATACTACGGAGAACAATTCCAAGGATACAACCAGGGAGCTGACGGAGAATAGGACACTTGAGGAAACTGTGGCAACTACCAGAGACACGACTACAGACACGAGCGGAAACGGACAGACCGATGGGACGCTATCTAGGAACGTTAGCACGGACGGGACAAAGCTATATTCTGATACGCCGCAGAAGAGCCTGACTACTAGTGGGCAACCTGGAAATAGCGTGTTGTGGAATTATCTAACTAACGCTACGAACACAAGCGAGAACCAGGATACTGACGAGAGTACACATAGCGAGAATACATACACAGAGAACAAGAAGGAGAAGATGACGGAGAACGTGACTAAAAATGTCACGGAGAACGAGACCGAAAATGAGACTATCAATGAGACGGAAGATAAGGACAAACACTTTACTGGGGATACAACATATCACGAAGACACAAAAGAGGACACGGATAGAACGACCGATTATAATGAGGAGTGGCATGAGGAAGGAAACGAAAAGCTGGTGGAGAATACAACGGGGCATAAGGATACCGTTGAGGATACCACTGGCGAACGCCATGCGGCTGGTATCGAGCAGGGAAAGACCGATGAAAAGAGCACTACTAGCAAGGGCAAAAAAGAGGACGAGAGCCAGAGCAAAGAGAATAGTGAAGACGAATATATAAGCGGGTATAACGGTATAAGCGCTTCTGAGTTGCTTATGGCGTTCCGTGATACTTTCATCAATGTGGATGACATGATTATTGAAGCCCTTAGAGGGTGCTTTATGGAGGTATTCTAATGAAAGATTGTTATCATGATTTTGACCATTGCTGTGAGCCCGATCCTTGCAAGCCTGAGCATTGCGGCCCTTGTAAGCCGGGCCCTTGCGGGACACCTGTGCCGCCTCCTGTGCGACCTGTGGTGAATATCCCTGGGCCTAACGTACAAGCTCAGATGCGCGAAATGGCTGGGCGGGTGAATGAGTGCATCCTGAGATGGAACCAAATTCAGCGTAATTGCTATGAGGCTCTTGATAGAGTGGTTGGCGCGGCTGTGTCCAACGATGTGTATTATGACCGGGATGAAGTTGGCATTGAAAGCGGGTATTCTGAGAATGACAGTTGCCCCTATCACGTTATCAACGTGAAGTGTGTTGACAAGTGTGGCAAGCCTATCTTTATCAAGCTTATGCCTGCGTTTGGAAATACTACAAATTCCGGGCTTGTGCAGAGTATTCAGGATGTCAGTTTCGTGACTAACGCCAACGCGATTATTAGTGCAACCACGGACGCGCCGTGGAAGGGAGTAGCCCGGTATATGGGGGCACCTATGGCAAGCACCCCTGAGGGTGGCATTTTCTGCGGTGGATTCAACCGGCACGGGGCGCTAAAGGTTTTCGGTGGTGATACTGACGAGGATACTCTGTGCCAGAATCAGGTGATTGATCTCATTGGCTCTGTTATTCCCATCATTCTGGATGGTGAGATTACAGAACAGGCTAAGGGGATGACCACAAAACAGTCGATTTGCGCCGTTGGGTATAAGTCTTGCAACGGTGATAAGGTGCTCTTTAACTGCGGCAAGCAGGACGTGCAGGGCATGCAGGGTATCACTGTGGCGAATATCCTGAAAGGCATGGGGTGCACAACGGCTGTTATCACCGCGACTGCGGGCGGCGGCATGGAGTATCTGGGTAGCATCACCTCTTCCCCTGACAACTGGCAGATGCCTAAGAACTCCGCGTATTGGGTGGTTAGCAAGCGCCCTTTTGAGGGATGGCACAATCAGTTTGAAAGCTCTATTGCACAGCTGGTGCAGAGAGTCGGCGGCCTGAAAACTGACATTGACTTTATCAACCATGAGGTTGACGAGGTTAGCGAGGTAGCAAACAAGGCGTGGGAGCTGGCGCAAAAGAACGCGGACGATATCGTGGAGATTAAGGCGGACATTGAGAGAATCGATGGAGAAATCACAGCACTGGAGGAGCGCATTACTACCGCCGAAAATGATATCAAGGCTCTGGATGCGGCTCTAAAACAGGAGATTCAGGACCGGAAGGACGCTGACGCGGCAGAGGCGCAGGTGCGGCAGGAGGCTGACGAGGCGCTGGGCAAGCGGATTGACAAGGAAATCGCGGACCGCGAGGCCGCTGACGAGCAGTTAAATACCGCTATTGAGACTGAGAAGGCGGAGAGGACCGCCGCTGACGCTGTGCTCCAGGGCAATATCAATCAGGAGGCTATTGATCGGGCCAATGCGGACCTGAAAATTGAGCAGAATCTCAATAAGGAAATTGTGAATCGTACAGAGGCCGACCAGTTGCTTCAAGACCAGATCAACGGGCTCACTACCGGGGACGTGCCGCTTCCGTACGTGAAGAAGGCCGGTGACACAATGACCGGTGATCTACAGATGGAGGGCTCCGCCGTTGTTAAGCTGGTAGACGGCAAGACGGTTAAGGGTGCTTTTTACCGGGATAATGGGGATGTGTGCGTTAAAAGCGAGAGCGGAAACGTTCGGATTCTGGGAGCGGCCACTCTTCTGACGACTGCGGATAATGACGCTGGACAGCTCAAGATTGGGGCCATTACCATTCAACAGCATATGACCGGAGACGTCCCCCATCTGGATATCAACGTGGGGACTGATGCAGGCGCTGTGTACGTGAACAGAAACGGAATTGATGGCGGGACTGGTGAGCTATGGGTCACTGAAATTCATGCTCCGAACGAACTGAGGCTTGCACCGGGTACGAACGTCAATGCTATGGATCACAGGATTACGGGAGTTGCGGACCCAGTTGATGATGGGGACGCTGTGAACAAGAAATATCTTGACAGTCACGGCCCTGAGTATACGTTACCAGTTGCTAGTGCTACCACTCTAGGCGGCGTAAAGGTTGGCGCTAATCTGACGATTACGCCGGAAGGTGTGCTGAACGCTACTGGCGGAGGCGGCGGCGGCGGCACGGAATATGTTGCCGGAGAGGGCATCGTTATCTCTGGGAACACTATTTCTACCGATCCGGCTAAGGTGCCCACTAAGGAGGAACTGGAGGGCTATCTGCCACTGGCTGGTGGAACGATGACCGGAAACATCAAGTTCAAAGGAGACACTGAATACATTGGCGCCACTGTGAACGATGCCGACCATTCGATTGTTATCGGGTCTCAGGGCGAGGGCGCTATCATGGGGTCTGTTAGCGCGGGGCATAGTCAGACGCAGGTTGACGCCGTTATCAATGCGAACTTGAATAGCAAGAAGGCCAGTGTGCAGGCTACTAGGACAACGGACGGCGGTAGTAATGTTGTTATTGAGGCGCAGGACCCGGATAGTGCGAACGCGGTGAGTGTGAAGGTGGGCGCTAAGGCGGCGGACGTGACTGGCGGGACGCTGAGTGTTTACCGGGATTCTAACGTTGACTATGTGGACGTTGGGGCGAACCAGCTGAAATTTGGCGACAAGGGTCTTATTTTCGGTGGAGGCGATGGACTTAGGATTATTTCCGGCGACCCCTCTGATGGTGGTAGTTTGTTCTTTAACGGAACGCAGAAGACTGCTCAGTTCCTTACCTATAAACCGCAGTATCAAGGGGCGCCTACTGAAAATAATGATCTTGTTAACAAGGAGTATGTTGACGGTAAGGCTGGCGGGAATTATCTGCCGCTGGCGGGCGGGTCGATGCGTGGAAATATCAATATGGGACGGAACGATATCGTTCAAACCGCCGGTATTTCCGGTGGCAGTAGTTTGACGAGAGGCGGGGCTGTGCTCACCGGCGATGATAGCGTTCGTATAAATGTGACCGGAAATAATCAGCTCGAGTGTGATGGCGGAACTATCTGGTTGAGAACGGTTGCTAACATGAGCAACAAAAAGATTGTTTCTCTGGCTGACCCCACTAACGCACAAGATGCGGCAACTAAGGCGTATGTGGACCAGATTGCCGGTGGTAGTAAGCCCTCAGCAGATAACTCGTTTATTTTGGTCGGCGCAGCGGAATCTATCAAGATTACTCTGAGGGCGGCCTCTAATGTAACTATAAACGCAGTTAAAGATATTGGGAATGGATTTATGGCGAATATTACAACTGCAACTAATTTTAATGCTAATATGGCGCTATTAACTTTCCCAATGATTGAAATCCTGAATTGGCACTTAGCATATGAGGGGGATATTGTATCGGCTAGCTCCGAACTAATCTTTGAGCGCGCAAATACACCGGATACTGATGTAAATTTTGTAAAGAGCGGTTCTAACGTCAATATTGTGGGAGACCAACAACTTTCCGCCGGCAGATGGTGGGTAAGAGTGAAGTTTATTTATCCTGGTGTTGGCGAATCATCCTAATGGAGGTGTATCGTTTTGCATTGTGAGTATGTGCAAATTAGTCCTGCTCAGGAAACCGTAAAATTTGACGCCAACGGGCACACCGTTTATCAGTTTTTCCTGGGCAATGTTTGGACACCTAAGTTTCTGTGTGTTGAAAATGCTCAGATTCCTATGATGTCAAACGATGGGAGCTCGCCCAGCGGCGCTTATGTCACCTGTGAGAGCGACAAACTCTTACTTCATCTGGTGAACGCTGGACAGTATGGCCATGTGCTGCTGATTGAAGAGGACGATATTAGCGATTTGTTTAGTAACATCGCTGTATTGCTCAATTCTATCAGTTCTAAGATGGACACAGCTAACGCGAGACTGGCTGAGATTACGACAAACACCGGCAGGATTCAATAAGAATTTGGGCGGAGTAGACGTGGCGCGTTTACTCCGCCTCTCATTTGACGTAATGATGCAAGTTTATGCTATTATCATACCAATTTAATTGGTAGGAATATAGACCCTTTGGAAATTTTTCCCATCAACAAAAGCAATATTTTGTTGACCCACGAGCACACTTTAAAGCGTTAAAGTGAAGGTTGCAGAACGAGGCGTTTTAGGCGC